GCCGGTTACCGCACCTCCACGGAGGACGCTGCCGGCCGCGTCATCGACGCCTACAATGGTGTGCCGCTGGTTGACCTGGGCTCGAAGCCTGGCACTAACGACCCCATCATCCCCGTCACCGCCGGCGTCAGCGACGTCTACGTCGTGCGCCTCGGTGAGGATGCCTGCCACGCCGTCACCCCGGCTGGCGCGCCGCTCATCTCCACCCGCCTCCCCAACGCTGACCAGAACAGCGCTGTCCTTGAGGGCTGGGTCGAGATGTACACGGCAATCGTGCTCAAGTCGAGCAAGAGCGCCGCGGTCCTCCGCGACGTCCGCGTCTCCGCCTGAGAGACAAGCCCACTGTAGGTGAGGGGCGGGGTGACCCCCCGCCCCCGCCTACGGGTGATAACTGAATATCCCACAGTCGAGGTGGGGCCGTGCGTGTGCCGGGTGGTCTTCGCTCCGCCCCCTGGCCCCCGGCCCCACCTTTCATTTCAGCGGAGGAACCTAATGTCGAAGCCATCCCCGAAGCCGGTGACGTTCACGACCCCTGCGGGGGTGCGTGTGCGGTTGCTGCCGGGTTCCCGGGCTTTCACGCACGCCGAGAAGCATTGGCGTCGAGGCAGCCACAAGCCGAAGCCTGCCCCCGTTGAGGAAACCGCCCGCGTGGTGGAGGACGCCCCCGTCTCGGTGGACGCGCCGGAGGTGCCGAATGAGTGAAGGCACACCAACACCCGCCGAAATCATCACCGCGTATCCGACGCTGGCGTGGGTGAATGAGGGCACGTTGACGGTGCTCGCCGACGCGGCCGCTCTGCTGCTGTGGGAACGGGTCCTGTCTCCGACCGGTGATGACGCCTTGACGGTGAAGGAGGCGGCGTGCCATCAGGTGGCGGCGTGGGTTGAGGCTGGCACCGGCACCGACCTGGCTGGCTACAACCGGGACGTGACCGTATCGGTGGACGGTTTGACCGTGTCGGGTCAGCCTGCTCAGGTGTCGCCGCGGGCGTTGCGTGTGCTGCGGCTCGCCGGACTACTGAACCTGCCAGGGGCGTGATTGCCGTGTTTCCTGCGCATCTGCTGACCGACAGCGTGTCGCTGTCCCGCCCCGCCTTGACAGGTGAAGGACCTGTCGTTTTCGTTATCGCCGCTGATGTGCCGTGCCGTATCGACTGGGTGTCGGAACGTTCTCAGTCAGGGAATGCTGTCGATGACCGCCTGGTGTGCCGGGTCACCATTCACCCGCTCGCCGCGGACGTGAAAATCGGCGACATTCTCACCCTGCCGGACGGTTCCACGGTGACGGTGCGGCTGGTGCGTATGCCGCGGCTCGGTGAGGCTGAAGGTTTAGGGCGGGTTGCTCAACGCGTCGAGGCGTGGTGAGTGATGCCGGTCGTGTGGTCAGGTCAGGCGCACGCCGCCCTGGTGCGTGCCGCCGTCTCGGAAGTGTTGGAGAGCGCCGCTGACGCGCTCCTGGAGGAGGCGTCGCAAACCATCCCGCATGCAAGTGGCGCTATGGAACTTTCCGGTGACACGCACGTGGACGGCCATGATGCGCAAGTGTTTTATCAGGGGCCGTATGTGATTAGGCAACACGAGGATTTGACGCTTCGGCACCCCGACCCGACCAACCCGAACTCAAGCCCGAACGGCCGCGCCCGCTGGCTTGAACTGGCCACGAAAGAGCACGCCCCGCGGCTCATCGCACAGATGGCTCTCGACCTGAAACGGAGAATAGGATGACCGTGGAAATCCAGGGGCGCGTGAACGCCGGCACCCTCGCCCGGGTCCTGCACGCAGCCGACGTCGTCAACTATCAGCCCACGACCGCGGGCGGCGACTGCTTCATCGGGGTGCAACCTGACGCGCCCGGGTTGGACGCGTGCGTCACCGTCATCGGGCTGGGCGGCTCCACGCCCCGCCTCGACGCAAGCCGGTGGGACGTGGACGAGGACTTTCGTATCATCGTCAGGGGTGCTAAAGGCGACATTGTGGGACCCCGCGAACGGTCCGAACTGGTCGTCGCGGCGCTCATTGACCTCGCCGGCTCCACCCCGGTGCGTGCCGCCACCGGCACCCTCGATGAGGGCACCATCCTTCAGGTTTTCCCGGGTGCCGCGGCAAACGCCGGATACGACCCGCAGGGACGCGTGGAGTGGGTTGTCCGCGTGAGTGTGCGCTCCACAGGCTGGCATCGCGCCGCCCTATGACAGGACCCCCGCTAATGAGGGGTAGACGCTGACTGCGGGCGATACCGCTGGGGCCGCCCCAGGCCGACTGAACATCATCACAAAGCAATAGGTCTATTGGAGGCCCCGAATGGCATTCGCAGCAGTTCCCGCCACGAACTTCCTGCTCAGCGTTGAGACCGCCCCCTCCACTTTCACCACGGTGGGTGGGCTTGACACCCTGAACTTCGCACCTAACACCGCCACCGCTGACGCGACCGTTTTCGAGAACGCCGGCTGGACGCAGACGACCACGGTGTCCCGTGGTATCACGGTCACCGCTTCCGGTAAGGCGCTCTACGACGAGACCGGCGACAAGGACCCGGGCCAGTTGGCGGTTGAGGCTCTCGGTGAGGCGCTCGGCGCCGCAGCCGTCGGCACCTTCCGCATCGAACTGCCCTCCGGTGACTACCTGGAGTTCGACGCGACCGTCACCGACGTCACCCCGTTCGGCGGTGGCGTGAATGGTCTCGCCGAGTGGTCCTGCACTTTGGTGGCGTCTGCCGCGCCGACCATCGTCGTCGCACCGTAATCAACTACACGCAGTAACTAACCCCCTGGAGCGCGCAGTATGAGTAGCACGATTGACCTTGACGCTTTCTTGAATGAGACCGTCGGTGAAGGCCGCACCATCACCCTTCTTGGGCGTGAATGGCGGCTCGCGCGGGAACTACCCGCGCTGCTCATGCTGCGCCTCCAGGCGGGGGACAGTGGCATCTTGAATGATGCCTCCGAAATGACCCTGCTGAAGGCGTGCTTCAACCCGCCGGAGCAGGTCGATGAAATGGTGGAGGCAGGGCTGGGCTGGTCCGGTCTGACCGTCGTCACGCAGGTCGCGGTCGGTGTGCTGTCGGGGCGTGACCCTGACGAGGTGCTGGCTGATTTGCGTGCCACGCAAGCCACCAACGCGGGGGACGCCGCCCAGGGGGAAGCGGAGGGGCCGACAGTGGCCCCGACCCCCTAACTGAACATTGGGCCGAGTTAGAAGCGGACCTGTTCGCGTTCTATCGGGTGACCCCTGACGATATTCGTGGAATGTCGTGGCGCCGGTTCCAAACTTTGACCCGCGGGCTTATCGGGCGTGAAGGCTCGAAGTGGTGGGTGGCGTTGACCGCCGACTTTGAAGGCGACAGCCGGGTGTGGAAGCCCGGGGACGCCGGAGACACCACCAATCAGGAGCGTGCCGTGCTTGCCGCGTTCGGCATTAAGAAGCCCGCGCGGGAACCAAATAAGGAAGGCACCGCCGATGAGTGACATGCAGGTTGGTCGCATCCACGTCGACTTGACGTTGAACGACACCGCGTATCAGGCTGGGTTGTCGAAGGCGCAAGCGAACGCCGCCGCGATGGAAGCGAAATCCCGCTCGGCGTTCAAGGGCGTGGAGACGGGTGCCGCGGGAGCCGGTAAGCAGGTATCCGCGCTGGGTCAATCTTTTAAGGGTGCCGCGCTCGGGCTGGCCGCGTTCGCTGCCGCCGGTGCCGCGATGAACTTCCTCAAGGACAGCGTCACTGCCGCGTCCGACCTGAACGAAGCCATCAACATGACGGGGTTGGTGTTCGAGGAGAACGCCGACCAGATGGTGGCGTGGGCGAAAACCGGTGAGGACGCGTTCGGTCAGTCCACGACCGCCGCACTGTCCGCTGCCGCATCGTTCGGGAACCTGTTCCTGAACGTTGGTGTGGAGGCTGGTCAGGCCGCCGAAATGTCGCAGGTGATGGTGGAGCGTGCCGCCGATATGGCGTCCGCGTTCAACACGAGCGTGCCGGACGCTATTCAGGCGATGAGTGCGGCGCTGAGGGGCGAGGCGGAGCCGGCTAGGCGTTACGGAATTATGCTCGACGACGTCACCTTGAAGGCGAAAGCCTTGGAGATGGGGTTGTATTCGGGTACCGGTGTGCTGTCGCAGTATGCGAAGGCGATGGCCGCGCAGTCCATCATTATGGAGAAGACCAGCCGTATCGCTGGCGACTTCTTGAACACGGTGGATGACCCGGCGAACGCGGCGCGCCGCCTCGAAGCGAAAATGACGAACCTTCAGGCTGACATCGGTAAAGAATTCCTGCCCGTCTACAAGGAGATGCTGGAAGCCGTCAAGGGCGTTGTCGAGTTCACGAAGGAACACCTGTCCACCATTCAGGCGCTTGTGAAGGCGGCTGTGGCGTTGGGTGCTGTCGCGTTGGCGTGGAAAGGTATCGCGAAGGCGACCGAGTTGGCGACGGCGGCGTCCGGTAAATATAAGGCGGCGCGGGCGGGTGGTATCGGCGGGAAGATAGGTATGGGTGCCGGCATCGGTGCCGCCGTGTTCGCTGCCGGTACGGTCGCTAACGACGCGGTGCGCACGTCGCAGGGTATGCGTTACGACGACGGTAAGCAGGCGTTGCTGTCGGCACAGTTGGAGCAGATGCTCGCCGGCGGCGACACGAACCTGGCGATGGCGAAAACAGGTTACGGCAACTGGTATGCGGGTGACTTGGTGGCGCTCCAGGCGAACGCGGACGCCACCCAATATGTGGCGAACTTCTTCTCCTCCTTACTCGGCGACACTGGCTCGGACCGTGAGGCTGCCATCGAAAGCATGAAGGTGGTAGACCAGACCGTCGCTGCCGCGTTGGAGAGCGGCTCCATTAGTGCCGTTGAGGCGCGTGAAGTTTTTGCATCCTTCTATGAGGAGGTCGGTGCGACCGGCCCGATGGAGGACTTCGCGGGTGAGTGGCTGCCGCGGGCGCAGGCTGAACTGTTGAAGACGGGTGCCGCGGTGCAAGGCACCACTTCGGAGGTGGAGGCGCAGAACGCCCAGATGCGTGAGGCGGCCGCCGCGTCGGACCGGTATGCGCAGGCGCAGGAGAAGGTGAAGCAAGCCCAGGATGGCGTGAAGGCTGCGGTGGAGAAGGCTAAGGCCGCCATCGAGACGTACAAGGACGCGTTCAAGGGGGTGCGTGGCGACTATGCCGGTATGGCGTTTTCCGGTGACCCGACGGACCCGAAGAAGGCCCTGTCGCAGTCTGACATTCTCGACAAGTCGGCGGGGTCCCGTGACTATTTGAAGGGGCTGTCGGCGGATTTCCAGACGCTCACCAAGTCGGGGCTGTCGGATGCGGCGTTGGACGGTTTGCGTGAGTTGGAGCAGACGGCGCCGGGCACTGTTCGGAAGATGGTCGCGGACGGCATCACTGGGCCGTTCATTAAGCAGTTGAATAAGGATTTTCGTCAGCGGTCTCTGTTCTCGAAGCAGATAGCGGAAATGTTCACGCTTGATGAGCGTGACGCGGCGCGGCGGGCGAAAGCGAATGTGGCGTTGACGCGGCAGGCGCACCGTGAAGCGGTGACGGCGGCGATGCAGGCTGATGCTGAGCGGGCCACGGCCGGCGCCGATTGGGGTTCTGAGGGTTGGGCTGCGGGCCAGTCTTTGGCGACGGCCGCCTATGAGCGTGGCGTGGCTGATGATGCGGCGCGGGCACGGGCAAATGGGCAACCGGTCACCATCAATAACTTCCGTGGCGCGGTGACGGTCCAGGCGCAGAACCCGGAGCAGTTGGGTCGGGCGATGGCTAAGGGCAGGAAGTCTAAGAATTCGGCTGGGAGGCACTGATGGCGCTGTCCGTTGTTGTTACGCGCACTCTGCTCGGTGGGGCGGCGCTTGAGTTGAACGCGCCCTCGTCTGGGCGGGTCATCGTGGAGGCGGGACCGGGCCGCCGTGAGGTCGAGTTGTTTGAGGCGACGTCGCCGGTGGTGGACGGGTCTGTGCTGGTGGGCACCCGCGCCGGCACACAAACGGCGACCCTGGTTATCCGGGTCTACGGTGAGGACCGTGCCGCGGTGCTGGACGCCATCGACGAGGTGACGGCGGCGTTCGACCAGCGCGAATATGCGCTCACGGTTGATGTGGACGGGCACGAGGAGACGTGGATGTGCTTCGCCGCCGAATACACGGTGGGCGCTAATGGTAGATGGCAGGCGGAGCATTTGAACGGCGGCTGGCAGGACCTCATCGTTGAGGTGCCGCGGCTTCCGCGTTAACAGCAACTTTCTGGAGGCCCTTATGGCTATCGGCTCAACTTTGGCGAACGCTCTGCTGGGGGTTTTCCTTGACGGTGACGCCCCTGACGTGTCGTGGCAGGTTGGGTTGTCGACGACGCCGCCGTCTATTGATGGGGCTGGTGTTATCACCGGGGTGACGGAGCCTGCGGGTGGTTCGTATGCCCGCGTCACAATACCGCTGGACGGCTCTGTGCTGACCGCTGCGGGCGCCGTTGACGGCACCGCAACTAACACGGCGTCTATTACTTTCCCGACCGCTACGGGGCTGTGGGGGCTTCTGACTGATGTGGTGATTTTCGCGGGCGGCACCCCCGTGTGGTTCGCGTCGCTTGGTGAGCCGGTGTCCGTGGATGACACGGACGTTGCCGAGTTCGCTGCCGGCACTTTCACTATCGCTATCGCATAACCCCTACCTATCGATGAAGGCTGGTTCCTGATATGACGGCGTTGAATGTGAGCCTGACGGCTTCCGCTGCGCTGCTCGTGGACCTGTCGGTGAATGAGCCGCCGGTCGAGTTGAACCCTGGCGGGATGCTCACCCCCGATGGCACGGTCGTTCACCCGTTTGACGATTTGACGGCGAATGAACTTCACGCCCTTTACGGTGCGACACCAAGGTCGTCGACGCTGCTGGAACGGGTCTCCCCTCGATATTTAGCTTTAGATGAACCTTACC